CGCCCAGCCGAGCAGCGGCGCGAGGTCGCCGAGGTGGTCATCGACGCTCGACGCTCGCCACGGCACCGGCTCCGACGAGTCGCTGTCCCCGAGCAGCACCACGCGCCCCGGCGCCACCGTCGGCACCGCCGAGACGAGCCACTCGCGCGCGGCGTGCGCGACCTGGATCGCGACCGGCGCCCGCTGGCGCGTGAGCGGCGGCAGGTCCGCGAGCGTCACCGTGTAGGTGGTCGCTTCGAGCCGGGCGAACGTCGCCGCACCCTGCGCGTCGGTCCGCGCCTCGATGCCCGGCGCCAGCGTCACCCGCGCGCCCACGATCGGCAGCGCCGACGGGTCCACGATCACGCGGACCGTCACGCCCTCGACGATCTCGACGGCGGGGGGCGGATCGGGCGGCGGTGGAGGTGGCTCGGTGGGCGGGGGGCTCGGTGGCTGAGCCGGTGTGTGGGGCGAGGGGGAGCCGCAGCCGGCGACGGCCAGCAGCATCGGCACCACGAGCCAGGCGAGCACGACCGCGAAGGCGATCGCTCCGGCGATGCGTCGGCGGCTCATCTGCGCGCCCGCCGCTTCCCCGCCCGCGCCGCGACTCGCGCCAGCAGGTCGGCCACCTCGCCGAGCGGGCGCGTCGCGAGCCACTCGAGCGTGAGCCGCTGGACCTCCTTGACTTGCCCGATCGGCAGCGAGCGCGCGCCGCCTTCGGAGAGCGTGACGGTCGCGGCGAGGTCGTTCTGGTTGATCTTCATGGCTTGTCCTCGTGTGCGGCCACAGCGTTGACCATCCGCTCGATCTGGCCGTCCTTCCGGTCGATCTGCTTCAGGAGCTCGCGGATGACGTAGATGCTCACCACCGCCACGCCCGCCGGGCCGGTGAGCTTGTCGACCCACCACGCCGCGTCGGTCGGCGTCTCGGCGACGGCGAGCGGGACCGCAAGCGCGCCGCTGAGGAGTGCCGCGATGGCGAGCGGCTTCACGAAGCCCCTCGGATCGCAGCGCACTCGCGAACGAGCGCGGCCCGGTTCAGCCGCTTCGCCGCGCCGCGGAGCTTCTGCTCGGCGATCGCGAGCAGCGTCTCCCGCTCCTCGGGTGGCGCGTCGCTGCGTACCAGGATGCGGCGGGTGATCGTGTCGACGACGGGTGACGGGCGCGCCTGCGCGATCGGCTTCATCACAACATCTCCACGACCGTGAGCGAGAACCCCTCCATCATCCCCGGCTCGATCGGCGCCACCGGCAACGCCGGCAGCCGCCCGAGCACCGAGTACCCGCGCTTCGTTGCGTTCACCCGGTCCGCGCAGGCGAGGATGGGGCGGACCGTCTTCACGCTGTCGATCGCGGTCCAGAGGTCCTCCAGCTCGTCCGTGTCCTCATGCGCGTAGACCTGCATCGTGAGCGTGAATTGCTCGGGCTGCTCGCTTGCGAAGTCCGCGCCGAGCTGGCCCGCCGCGTGCGTCGAGAGGTCCGCGGGCGCGCGCGTCTGCGCGGGGCGCCCGATCGCACCACCCGAGCCGGTGAGGCTCACCCGCGGCGCGATGCCGAAGAACTTGACCTCGATGGCGACCGGGTTGCTCGGGTCACCCGGGTCGCTGATGCGCAGGTACCAGCTCGAGGTGTCCGCCGTGACCTCGGAGAACCCGATCCACACGTTGGCGGGCCAGCACTTGGCGAACGTCGTGACCAGCGTTCCCGGGCTCCCGATCGTCCCCCGCCGGAGCGTGATCTCCGCGTCGTCGCTCGCGTCGCAAACCATGGCGAACGCCGCCGACGAGGGCCGGATCGCGTCGCTCGTGATGTTGCACTCGAGGACGTCGTCGTCCTCGTCGCCGACCCACGACGGGCCGAGGTTCCCCTGCCCGTAGATCACCGCGTTCGCGGCGAGGCCGTCCGGCCCGTTCTCGGACGTCGGATCGCTGACGGTGAGCGTCAGCCAGTCGTAGGCGACGAACCACTCCATCGGTCAGGCCGCCTTCGGCTCGGCGTCGGCCTGCGCCCGGAGCATCGCCATCACGCTGGTGAGCCGGATGACGTTGCCGATGGCGCTCGGGTCGGGAAGCTCGAGGATCGACTGCTCGCGCGCCTCGGTGATGGCCGCAAGCTGGGCGGCCGGGTCGCCGGGGTGCGCCTTCACCACGTCGGTGAACGTCATGGGGCGCTTCGTGTCGGGCGTCGGGCTCATGGGGTCTCCTGGTGTGGGTTCAGGGTGCCAGTGCGGGTGCGGTTCGTTTTCCCGGTTACGAGACGGTGGATTCGTCCACCTTCACGATCGTGAACGAGGCTTCGTGGAGGGTGATGCCGACCGTCGCGCCGGTCGGGCTCTTCACCACCGGCGCAAGCGCGCTGCCGGTAGTCACGTTCAGCAAGCACGTCACCGACACCGAGTGCTTCTCGGTGTCGATCGTCTCGACGCGCGCCTGGCGCGTGAACTGGACGAACGTGGGCGGGCCCTCGCCCTCGGGCGGCACCAGCTCCGCGACCGCGAACACGTACTCCGTCGCCGCCTCGCCCGAGAAGGAGACGGAGAGCGACACCTCGAAGAGCGCGCCTGCCACCGGCGTGATCGCGCCGTTCACCGTGTCGACGTCGCAGCCCGCCGAGTCGCCCTCGGCGTCGAAGCCCGCGAGCGGGTTCCACTCATTCGGGCCGTCGGTGATGCTCGACGCGGCCGAGCCGTCGGTGAGCGAGAGCTCGGCGTACACCGGCTCGGGGACGGTCGGAATGCCGAGGTCTTTGGTGGCGAACACCGGCACGTAGGCGTCCGAGCCGTTCTTGTCGACGACGATCCACGCGTCGGCGCCACCGGCCGCCGCGTCGAGCGCGGTGTGCGTGCCGGGGGCGGCGTCGAAGCGCAGCGCCGAGGGGGCCGTGGCGCCGATCAGGACCGCGCCGGAGGTGGCGAAGGTGCCGTCGCCGTAGAAGCGGTGGATGCCGGAGCCGAAATTCGATCCGAACTCCAGGTGACCCTCCGGAGTCGTCGCGGTCATCACCACTTGCTGATAGAAGCCCGACTCCGAGAACGATGCTCCGTTCCAGTAGTTGCCGCGCAAGGTCATGGCGGGGCTGTTGACGAGCTGGTCCCCGAGCGTTGCCTCTTCATAAGGGCGAAGGGTGATCGTTTCAGCCGCGAAGCCCGTGTATCCCGTCGTCGGGTTCTTGAACCGCCAGATGGCGCGCTTCGTGGCCTGCCCGTGCACGAACACACACGCCGCCTGATCGGGGTCGGTCGACGTGCTCGTGAGGTATCCGAACTGGCCGCTCACCGTTCCCGATCCGTCGAGGCTCGACGACAGCACGATTCCCGCGGCGTCCGCGTTGCCCTGGAGTCGAAGCTCGCCATCGCTGGTGACGCGCACCACGTCGCGCTCGGTGCCACCGGCCGCGAGCCGCGAGAGGCGCCACTCCCAGATGTCCGACGCGTCGGCCGGCGAGCGCACGTAGGTGCGCGCGCTGAAGTCTCGATCGACCGCCGAGCCGCTCCACGAGCTCGCGCGCCACGTGCTCCGGTCGCTGTGCTGAGCCTTCCCCGAGAGCGTCGCCGCCGTCCTGTACTCGGCGCGCACCCCCCGCCCCCAGAACCGCCCCTCGGCCGCCCCGTAGTGCTGGAGGTACGAGTCCCCGGAACCGGTGTCGATGAGGATCGAGTCCCCGTCGCGCACGCGCCCGTCGAGCGGCGGGTAGGCACCCCGCACGCCGGGGCTCGCCTCGCTGTCCGTCCAGAGCCAGTTGCCCCGGTAGGGCGTCGCGAGGAGGAGGCGGTCCTCGTCGTCCGCGGTGGCGGTGCCGCTGATGCGGTACTGCCGGAAGATCAGGTCGCTGCCGAGGTGCGTGGCGCCGATCTCGCAGTCGGCTTGGGCGAGGACCGTCTCCCCGACGGTGTAGCGGTGGCGGCCGAGGCGCAGCGTGTTGTCGCGGAGGCCGTCCGCGTACTCCTTCTTCCACGCGCGGCGCGCAAGGAACGTCGTGGTGCGGAGCAGTAGGGCGTCAGCGGCCATCGGTCACTCCATCAGGCTCGTGTTGTAGACGGACGTGTCATCCGTCGAGATGTGCTCGTCGTCGTCACTGATCCATCCGCCGACACCGCTTCCGTAGTTGGCGGCCCATGCCTTCTGCGCGTCGGTCCAGCCTTCGTCCCACGTGTCGCCGATGAGCCCGCCGCCGAGCTCGGCCGGGAACTCCTCGGTGTCATCCATCATCAGCATCAAGCTCTGCGACGCTGCCGCGACCGCGCCGAACTTCCAGAACGTGAACGTCGAGACGTCGGTCTCCGGCGAGTGCTCGAACCCAAGACAGAGGGCGAGGCTCGACGTCGAGAGCAGCCGGCGCACGTTCGCGTCCGTGCGGCTCGCGATGTACCCGGGCTGCAGCGTGTCGCCCGCGACCACCGAGAACTGCGCGTCGAGGTCGGCATCGCTCGCCACCGCGCCGGGCTCGCGGCCGTGCACCGAAACCGTGTAGGTGTCGCTCGGCAGCCCAGCGACCGAGACGTACTCATCGACGCACGCGCGCATCTCGTCGCGGTCGTAGAGGAACTTGAACGCGAAGGTGGTCGAGACCTTGCCGTCCGCGTTCGCGGCGATGGCGGCCTCGTTCGTCCGCTCCTCGATCGTGATCTTCCCGTCCTCGAGCTGGTACGGAAGTCCATGCTCGGTCGTCCCGTTCGCCGCGTTGTAGTAGTCGCCCCACGACTGCGAGCCGAGCTTCATCGTGCGGCCGATCACGGCCGCCTCGGTGAAGCGGAACGTGGCCGGTGGTGGCGCGTTCAGGCTGGTGCGCTTCCAGCTCACCTTGCCGTCGGCGCGCACGTAGGGCAGCAGCCGCGCCTCCTGGCAGAGCGCCGCGTAAAGGTCCGCGACCGACTCACCGCTCGTGATGTAGCGGCGCCCCTTGGGGAGCCCGAGGTCCTGGAGCTCGGCGGCGGCGTCGAGGTCGAGCTTCTCCGCGGGCACCTTCCCGTGCTCGACCAGCGTCCGGACGATCTCGCCCATGAAGCGGTAGGCGTCCGGCGCGAACGCGGCGAGCACCGTCGCGTCGTTGGTCTGCGCGCCGCCCGCCTGGGTCAGGATGTGGAAGCGCGACGGGTCGAAGACGAAGTCGGGCTTGTTGAAGACCTTCGACCGCATCCACGCCTGAAGCACGTTCACGTTCACGTCGAAGGTGCCGAACTTCGAGCCGGGGCCACCGGGGGCGTGCCAGGTGATGAGCCCGCCCGCGAGCGTGTCCACACCGTCCTTGCGCAGATACCGAAACTGCCCCTGCTCGATCGAGTCCTTGTCGCTCGTGTAAGTCCAGGGGTTCGTGAGCGGCTCGCCGTTCGCGTCCTCGGTTGGCGGCTGGGTGTCGATGATGATGACGTCGTTGTTCCCGGCGGTCCGGGTCTTCATCACCGCGCCGTCGGCGTCCTGGAGGTCTTCGTAGACCAGCTTCAAGAGCGAAGCGCTGGCCTGCATCCAGTCGTACGGCATCGCCGGCACGTAGAACTTGCCGTTGGCGTACTGGCCGTAGATCACCGGGATTGCCTGGCCCTCGTACGCGTTCGACACCTCCGCCGGCGCCTCGCCCTCCACGTCCTCGGGGTTGATCCACAGCTGCACCGCGCCGTAGCTCGGCACCGTGAACGTCGCCTGGCCGGCGAAGATGATCGAGTCGGCGGCGTTCCGACCCACCACCGTGAACGTCGTCGAGCCGGTCGCGAGTCCCGAGATGCGCCGCGGCCCCACCGGCCACGGCCCCGCGTAGGGGATCGCCAGCGCGAAGCCGTGGTTCGTCTCGATGCCGACGCGCACGATCTCGTCGGAGCCGGCGCCGCCCGTCGCCTCGAGCGTGACCGCCACGACCGGCGCCGGCGCCAGGTTCGGGAAGGTGTCGCGGTCGAGCGTGACCTTCCCGCCCACGGTCTTCTGCGGCAGGAAGTACCCGAGCACGTCCGTGCATTGGAACGTGACGCTCACGTCGTCGGCCTGGACACCGTTCTGCGCCAGCACGTAGCCCGAGAAGATCACCGAGCCCAACGTGCCGCGGATCTCGCGCCACACCGTCACCTCGGCGCCGTCGAACCGGTCCTCGTCGAGGTGGTCCGCGATCCACCAATCGACGTTCTGCGAGACGAGCGTGACCTGCGAATAGACCGGCACGCGGCTCTGCGGGCGCGGGATCGCCGCCGCGATCTTCACGGGCTGCAGCGCGGCAGGACGGAACCACACCATGCCAACGCCGTCCACGTGGGCCATGAGCCCGCGCGCGGCCGACGAGAGGCCGTAGTGCGTGCCGTCGCGCGTGACGAGCAGCGCGCACCAGCCGCGGCCAGGGAGTCGGCTCATCGGCCCGCCCTGCCCCGGACGAGCGGGTGAACGCGGAAGCCGCCGCCGGTCTCCACGTAGCCGTCGGCCACGTCACGCTCGATCCGCACGAGCGCGCGGTCGATCAGCGCGTCCTCGTGGACCGGCACCAGGCGCCAGCCCGGGGCCATCGCGGGGCCGCTCGCTTGGGCAGTAGCCGCCGCCGCCCCCGCCTGCGCCCGCGGCACCGCCACGCTCGGCGACACCCGCGCCACGATGTCCGCGGGGAGCCGGAACGCCTCGCCGGAGAGCAGCGCCGACACCAGCGACGGGGGGAGGGTCGTGGCGGTCTCGGCGGGGACGACGAGCTCTTGCGCTTCGAGGAGGCGGAGCGTTTCGCTGCCCGGCATCCCCGGGATCAGCTCGCCGGTGTGGGACGTGGGGATCTCGACGGCCGACGTGTCGATCGCGCCGTCCTGCTGCACGTGGATCGTGATCGTCTTGTCGGTCGGCAAGTCGTCGAGCGCCTGTTGCAGCATCAGCACCGCGCCGCGCGCGGAGTCGAATCCGCCCTTCCAGTCGCCGGTCGCTCCCGCGATGGCGAGCGTCAGGTCATCGAGCGTCTGCGGCAGCACCCGGTCGAGAATGTCGTTCAGGTCCGCCAGCCCTTGGCCGTCCCCGGGCTCGCCGATCAGCGGCCGCAGCGCCTCGAGCATCGCGGAGGCGTGCGTCGCCGTGCTCGCGGAAAGCGCCTCGACGGCTTCACGCCCCGCCAGCACCGCCTTCGCGTACTCGGTGGCCGTGTCGGCGAGCCGCTGGTAACCCTCGGTGGTCTCGGGCGGGATCGGCTGCGGGGGCGGGGCGCCGGTGGCCGGCGCGGTGGGGTCCTGCGTCGGATCGGTGGGCGCCGGCTGGCCGTCGGGCGTCGTGGGCGGCGGGACCTCGGGCGGGTTCTCCTCGATCGCCTTCTTGTACTCGTCGTAGGCGGCGAGCCCCTGGTCGATCATGTCCTGCGTGATCGTCTCGGCGTTCGCCATCGCGATGATCGCGGCGTCGCCGGTCATCGCGCCGATCTTCGCGAGCAGATCGCGGGTCGCCTGCTGGATCGCTGGATCGTTCAGCGCCTCGACGGGCAGCAGCGCGAGCTGGTCGAACATCACCCCGATCTCGTCGAGGCCGACCCACCCGTCCTCATTCATCTGCGCCCACATGCCCGAGATGGCCGTGGACGCTTCGTCGATCAGCTCCTTCCCGAACGCGGTCAGCTCCTTCGTGACCTTGCCCTCGGCGTCCACGACCGAGCGGTACATCTCGTCACCGAACTGCTTCATCCGGTCCGTGACTTCCTTGAGGTTCTTGAGCGGCGCGCCGGTCAGGTCGCCGATCGCCTTGCCGAGATCGTTGACGGCGAGGATCGCGTTCCGCGTCGCCTCGGGCAGCGGCGGGTCGATCGAGTCGACCAGCTCCTGAACCGACATGTGCGACTCGACCGCCATGCGCGCGAAGTCCTCGCGCAGCGCGTTCACGAACTCGCTCGACCGCATCATCTCGGGCGAGATCAGGGACACCGCCGTCTTGAACGCGTCGATGCTCTCCGACGAGTAGCCCAGCTCCTCCGCCGTCGCGATCACGTCATCGAGCGCCGTCAGCACCTTCTGGCGCAGGATCTCGGCCGTCCCGTCCGCCTCGTTCCCGAAGTCGCGGAAGTCCTCGCCCGCCTCGCGGATCGCAGTGCCGGCATCGTTCGAGATCGCGAGCACCACGTCCGAGAGCCCGCCGGAGAACTTCTCGATCGAGATCCCGGCGAGGTCCATCGCGTTCTCGATCACGCCGAGCGCGCGAGTCGCGTCACCACCGACCGCGGCGAGCACCTCCTCGAGGTTGCCCACCTTCATCTTTTTTCCGGTGATGAGCTTGAGCTGCTCGTTGATCTTCGCGTAGAGCGCGTCCATGTCCACGCCCGCGTCGATCATCTCGGCCTGGAGACGCTGGAACGACGCGATCAGCTCTTGCGACGTGCCGAGCGATGCGTCGATGCGGTGGAGCGCGACGAGGATTTCGTCGGCGCCCTTGCCCGCCTGCTGCATCATCCCGATAAAGGCGATCGACCACTGCTGAGCGAACTTGATCGCCTTATCACCAACGAATCCCAGCTCCTTCGCGATGGCGGTACCGGCCGCGACGGCGCTCTGCTGAATACCCGTCGCTACGTCGTCGGTGATGTCCTTGTAGAAGACGTGCAGGACGTCCGCGATCGAGGAGTGGATCAGCTGCGTCCCGTGCTCCTTCATGTCCTGATAGAAGCCGTCGCTGAACTGGTAGCTCGAATCCTCGCCGAGCTGCGCCCACGCCTCGCCGACCGCGAGCCCGAGCCGCTTCGGCGCCTTCACCATGAGCGTGCCGAGGCCGTCGCTCAGGAAGAGGCCCACATCCTCCAGGCCCGCGTTGATCGCGTCGAACACCTCCGGATCCTTGAAGCCCTTCTTGATCTGCTTCGAGAGCATCCGCGCGACCTGCTGCTGGATGTCCGGCCCCTCGAACGCGCCGAACGCAGCGGCGATGCCGACGCCAATTCCGGCGACGCCCGCAGCGATTGCCGCCGCCGTGCCGCCCACACCCAGCGCGCCGACGATCGCATCCGGAGCGAGCGATGCGATGCCGTCGGCCATCGTGCCGACCAGCGCCTCCGCGCCGCTCGCGCCGACCTGCTCGGCGGCGGCGGTGACTCCCGGCGAGATCGCGTCCGCGAGTCCGCCCGCGAGCGCGTTGCCCGCCTTCGAAAGCCCCGTCTTGAGCATGTCGCCCAGGCCCGACGTGAGGCTGCTCGTCAAGTCGTTGAGCACCGATGAGCCGAGCGACTTGAGCACGTCCTCGGCCTTGCCACCGCTCACCGCGAGGTCGACGAGGGACTTGGCGAAGTCGTCGGTCACCTGGCCGGCAGCGTCCGCCGTCGTCGCCCATCCGTCGGCGGCGGTGGCCGTGTCCTCGATCGCGGGAGCGGTCTTCTCGGCGGCAGTCGCGGTCCGCTCGATGCCCGCCGCGAAATCGTCGCCCGCCGGGATCGCCCGGAGCATTTCGGCCTGCCAGTTGCCCGTGCCGTCGGCTGCCGCCTCGGCGCCGCGCTTGATCGCGTCGAACTGGGTCTTGGTGACCTTGAGCGTCTGGCCCGTCTTGAGCGTGACGGTGTAGAGCTTCTCTTCCTCTGCGCTCAGGTCGAGAACGTGATCGCTCGCCTCCTTCGCGGCCTTGCCCGTGTCGGCGATAGCCGGGGCGGCGTCCTTGTGCGCGGTCGCGACGCGCTTCGCCCCGTCTGCGGCGGTGTTGCTGGCATCGGCGCTCTCGTGCAGCGACGCGGAGAATGGCTTCACCACGCCCTTCGCCGCCTCCATCCGCTCCTTGAGCCCTGCAAGCTGCGTCTCGAGGTTCTTGTATTCCTTGCTGGCCTTTGTTGTTGCCTCTGACTCGAACCACCACAGCTTGTTCGAGTCGATGAGGTCCTGCATTTCCTTTTCGGTGTCACGGATCTGCTGGTTCAGCCCGCCGAAGGTGTTGTCGAGACCGCCGCTCCACCACAGGAACGCGTCGGCGACCGCACGCACCGCGGGTGCAAGGCCGTTCACGACTTCCGCGACACCCGCCACCCAATCCTTGAAGCCGGACCGCATCAGCTCGGAATTGGCGCGCATCCACGAGAGCGACTCGTCGGTCACTTGCTGCGCGAGCGGGATCAGGTCGCGACCGATCGAGAGGCCGAGACCCTTCACGCCCGACTGCAACACCACGACTGAGTCGGAAAGGTTGTCGGCCGCCTTTGCATCCTTGTCGGTCCACGTAAGCCCGAGCTGCTCGGATGCGAGCGCGAGGTCGTTGATCTCCTCGCGCGTCATGGCGGCGAGCGGGAGGAAGTCCTGCGCCGAGCGGCCGAGGAGCTGCTGCGCGGCAGCCATCGTGTCCGCGCCGTCGCCGGCTGCCGCAAGCGCCTGGGTCGTCTCGGTGAGGAGCTGGCCCATCGGCTTGATCTGCCCATTCGCGTCGAACACCTCGACGCCGAGCTGAGCGAACGCCTTCGCGCTCTCGCTGCCGCTGTCCTTCGCATCCACGGCCGCCGTGGCGAGCTTCCGCATCCCCACCGCGAGCGTGTCTTGGCTTACTCCGGCGGTATCGGCCGCGAGCGCGTAGTGCGACAGCGACTCGACGGACGTGCTGGTCTTGATCGCGAGATCGTGAAACGCCTCACCGATGTGCGCGGCTTCCATCGTGAGCTTCACCGTCGCAGCACCGACGGTGCCCACACCGCCCGCGAACGCGCCGAACGCCAGGCCCGCCGAACGTGCCGCGTCGGCCATACCGGACAGGCTCGGCTTCAACCTTGCCCAGCGCTCTTCGGCCTTCTGCGTCTCGGCGGCAGCGTGCGAGATCGCCTCGCCGAGGTTGCGAACGCCGTCGCTCGTCTGCACCGCCGAAGCTGCCGCCGCCCGCTCCTGGTCGTCCAGCGCGGACAGCCCCTCCGCCGCCTGCACCGCCTTCCCGCGCACCGTCGCGAGCGCCTGGTCGTGCTGCCGCTGCGCCGCCTCGAGCTGCAGCGTGGTGCGCGTGAGCAGCGTCTCCTCGTCGACGAGCCCGCGCTGCGCGTCGGCCTGGCGCTGGATCTCGGCGCGCACCATGCCGAAGCGCTCTTCGAGCAGCGCCTCCGCGCGCGCGAGGTCCTCGGTGATCTGGACGCCGGACTCCGCGGACTTGAAGGCGCTGACGAGGTTCGAGACGTCGGAGGCGATGGCGTCGAACTTGAGCGCTTGGATCTGCTTCTCGGCCTTCTCGGTCTCGCGCGCGAACTGCTCGACCTCCTTCGCGAGCCCGGCGAGGCCGGTGTTGGCGGTCTGCTTCTCGACCTTCTCGAGCGCCGAGATGATCGAGTCGGAGACCTTCGCGAGGTCGCCCGCGAGCTTCTCCTGCGAGGCGCGCAGCTCGATCAGCGCGGATCCGAGGATCTGGTCACTCACCGCTCGCCACCGCCTTCCGCTTGCGGATCACCTTCGTCGGTTGCAGGTCGAGCTTCGGCGGGATCGGCCGCGAGACGCTCGCGCGTTCGGCCTGGCGACCGAGACGGCGCTGCAGCGACGAGCGAGCGCCCGGCTCCAGGTTCGGCGCGATCGTGGCCGTCATCATGTCGAGGGTGCGCTCCGCGGCGATCCCTTGGTGCGCGTTGAGGTACGCGAGCGCCTGCCGGACGGTGACGCGCTTGCACTCGCGGTCGTGCCACCCGAAGGCAGCGGCGAGCCGGCCGCGGAGGCCGTCGAGGTGGAGCTCGTGGACGGGGCCGTCGTCGCCCTTCGCAGGCGCTCCGCCCTCCCCGCCGTCAGCAGCAAAGGGTCCACCTGCGCCACCCCCAGGAGCGTGACGTAGCCTTCGTAGAGGCGGATCGGGCGCTCGGCGAGCTTCGCCAGCGCTTCGGCCGGGACCGTGGGCGCGTAGAAGCGGAACGCCGACACCATCACCTCGGGGTGCGCGACGAGGTGTTCCGCGTCGAGCATGTGCTCGGCCTCCGGGCGCAGCCGGAGGAACGCGTCGATCGAGCCGTTCGGCACGTCGCGGAAGTGCCAGACGTCGTACGAGACGCCGTCCACGTCGATCTTGCCGGCCGGAATCGGGTCTGCGGTCGAGAGCTTCACAACACCTCAAGGGGAAGGCCGGGCGGCCCACGGGGGAGCCGCCCGGCGGTGGGTACGTCAGAGATCAGCTCGCGGGCGTGGCGGTCTCGTCGCCGATCACGTAGAGCGCCGGCTGGCCGTCCGGGTCGAGATCGTCCTCGGACGGGAACGCCTCGAACGTCGCCTCGAACACCCGCTGGTTGTCGAGCGAGTACTCGATGGTCGGCGCGTTGTCGGTCGCCACGACCTTGAAGAACCGGACCCACTTGTTCCGGTCCGCGGTGGGGCCGGCGCCGGTAGCCGGCTTGATCAGGAACGACTTCGCCACCGAAAGCAGGTCGAGCCCGATGTTCTGGCCGACCACGATCTTCTTCTTGGTCGAATCCACCGCGTCCGTCTGGATCTCGGTCCCGGGGAGGAACGTGAGGTAGGTCTCCAGCGCGTCCTCCGCGAGCATGACCTTGATGGTCGCCCCGCGGCCGTTGATGTTCTTCTTGACCGGCGTGGTGCCGCGCTGATCGACCACGATGGGAACCGTGGTGGTGGTGGGGGTGTACGACCCGCCGCCCTTCGTGTAGCCGAGCGTGGTCTCGGCGCCCTCGGCCCCCATGTAGAAGTACGCGGGGTTCGCGAACAGGTTGTCGATCGACTGCAGAGCCATGCGTCACCTTCCTTTGCCCGGTCCAACCGGGCTTGAGACCCGGTCGGATCATCCGGCCGGTTGGACAAGCACCATGAGGGTCACCACGCGCGCCCGGACGTTGGTCTCGGGGTCGTACACGGTGCCGGAAACGCGATCGACCAGGACGCGGATCGTGCAATCGCCCACCGCCCCGCCGATGCCGTTGTAGATCTCGGTCACCAGGTCCGTGACCTGGCGCAGCCGCGTCGAGGACGAGTCCTCGATCACGACGTCCCACTGACACGCCCACCCGCTCGTCTTGCCCTGGTCGACGTGCGCCGCCGTGCGGTCGGCCATGTGCCAGGCCATGCGGGGCACGTCGGTGACGCGCATGGGGAACTCGTCCGCCATCGACGCCACCGGCACGATGAGGCGCAGCGCGACGGCCTCCGCAGAGGCCCCGACGGTCGCCGCCTCGCGCAGCTCGGCCTGGATCGCGTCTTCGTCAACCAGCACGGGCGTAGGTCTCCGCGTAGATGGATTGCAGCTCGGGCCACGAGGTCTTCATGGTCGGCACCCACGCCGGACGCTTCATCTCTTCCTCGAGCCAGCGCGCGTACTTCACGCTCGGACCGCTCGGGCCGATCTGCGCGATCACGTCGCCGGCCGCGTTCGTGCCGATGCGAAACGACACCGTCTTGGACAGCGCGCCGGTGAGCCTCCGCGGCGCCTGTCCGCGCGCGCTCGCCTGGTGAACGCGCCCGCGGACCTTCCACCCGCCGATCGGCTCGGCCATCGGGATGACCTTGCCGTTGCGCGTGAAGAACCGGACCGTCCCGTCTGCGCCGTACGAGCCCGCGCCGAAGCTGCTGGAGTCGAGCGGCCAGAGGTGCCCCTTGTAGAAGTCGTAGCGCCGGCCAGCGCCGCCACCACCCTCGGCCAGCGCATCCTTGACGAGCCCCTGCAGATGCAGCGCCGACGCCTTGAGCGCCAGCGCCGAGCGACGCTTGACGCCTGCGAAGAACGCCGCGGTCTGTGTCCAGGTCGCCACGTCACACCCCTCCCGGCGTGATGCCCACGCGCAGGTGGTGCGCCCGCCCCGGTCCCGACGTCCACGGATCGCGCGCCTCGACGCGGTAGCGCGTGCCCGCGATCGTGAGCCGGTCGCCCTTCGCCACGTCCGCCGAGATCGCGGTGACCGTCATGTACGACGCCACCTCGAAGTCCCCCGGCAGCGTGCGCTTGAGCCGGTCCGTAAGCGGCTGAGGCGGCGCGCAGGGCTCGGCCGCGGTGACCGTGGTCCACGTCGGCACGACGGCGCCTGAGCCCGTCGGGCCCGGCCCGGTGGACGTGTCGCGCTCGATGAGGGCGCGCGCGGAAAGGATGCGGGGGGAGGGCATCAGCCGGCGGCTCCAACGAGCAGCCCGACGAGGGCGAACCCGCCCGCCGCGACGACGGCGCCGATCACGACGAGCAGCGCCACGGTGAGCGGCGAGGGGCGCCGGTAGAAGCGGCGCGAGTAGCGGTCGGTGTTCATGGGAACAGCCTCCGAAGCACCTGGAGCGCCTGGGCGCCTGCGGATGCGGGGCGGGGGCGCGACAGCGTCTGCACCAGGTCCCCGCCCGAGCAGTCCTGGTCGATGCCGTCGTTCGCGACCTCGGTGGCGCCCGGGTTCACACCGGAGCTGCCGTCGTCGCAGTCGACGCCGTGGCTCGCGCAGAAGATCGAGTCCGTCGAGCCGTACCCGTCCCCGTCCGCGTCCGCGCACGATCCCCACGCGGCGTAGTGCGTGCCATCGGCCATCATGACGAGCGGGTTGTCGGTGGCGTCGCCGTCTTGGTCGACGTCGAGCCCGGTGATGGCGAAAAGCGGCGTGCTGCCCCCGAGCGGCGTGCTGCCGATGTCGTAGGTGGCGTTCGTGCTGACGCTCGTCGGCGCGGTCGCGCTGTTCGAGACGCGCACCGTGCCGTCTGCCTTGTTGACCCACCACCCGCGCCGGAGGCTGCCCGTCGGGTCCCAATCGCCGAGGGGAATCAGGTCGATCACCCCCGCGTCGGTGACGGTCACGGTCCCAGCGATCGGCGTCGAGAGGATGTAGGTGTGCGAGTTCGACTGCCGCTTGACCGTTCCAATGCACGCCGTCGCGGATAGAGCGAAGGGCGGGTAGAAGTAGCTACCAGTGTTCATGACGGCGGATGCCGGTTGCGACGTAAAGGCGTACGACGTGCCGCTTGCGTAGCCGCGAACGTGAGCCTGCCCGCTGCTGTACTCGCCCGCGAGCGAACAATAGAAGTTCGAGTTGATCGAGGTGCCGACCGCCTCGACGTCGCCGGCCACGGGCGAGGAGCCCGCGATGTTCCCGAGCGAGAAAGAACCAATCGAGAAGTTGAACAGCCGCGTTGTCGAGCAGCCGGGACAGATGTTCGTGACCTGCCACACCTTGTCCGGGGACGTCGGCGTGATCGTGCCGCCGTTGCCCTGCCCGGACGCCGAGGCGTTGCTTTCCAGCGTCCACGAGGCGAGGTTCGAGAGCGCCGCCGACTGGATCCACGTGCCGCTTCCGCTGACGAGCGCGGTTGTCGAGTTGCACCCCACGCCGAGGATCTTCTCCATCAACGTCGGGCTGGCCGGCGTGTGCGTCGTCGCCGTGATCGCCGAGGCGCTGACCTCCAGCTTCGTGAGCGCGTTAGTGAGCGACGTGCCGCGCCGGTTGATGACGAGCGCCGTATCGGAGTCGCACGTCGCCGGATAGGCGAGCGTCTCCGTCCGCCCGCTGCCCGAGAGCGTGCCGCCGTGCCAGGCATCGGCCGCCCCCGCGGGCGCCGGAAGCGCGACCGCCAGCGCCAGCAAGGTCGCAAGGATGCGACGCCTGCTCACTGCGCGCACCCGGCCGTGATCGACACGCGGCCCGCCGCGCAGGTGTCACACGTCGCGTCGAACGTGATGCTGTCGGCGGTGGCCGACCCGGCCTTGCAGAAGAACTCGGTCCCGCCCGGTGGAATCCGGCCCGAACCGCCATCCGGCCCGGTGAAGCCCAGATCGTACGTGCGCGAGAGGTTCGTCGCCTTGGCGTAGAGGGCGACGTTCCCGGTGCAGCCCGCGTCCACGGTCGTCGAGGAGTTCGACACCGCCGAGTAGGCCGACTTGGTGCTCGCCGCGGGGGCGATGCACTGGAGTCGCGCGTCGGTCGCCGCCGTCCCGATCGAGCCGAGGTTCACGGTCGAGCCGGAGACGTCGAGCCCGGCGCCGCCCAGCGTGCACGTGCCGTCGCCGTTGTCGCCGCAGAGCGTCACGACGCTCGATCGTACAGAGCTGATCGCTCGATCCTCGGCGCGAGCGCCGACGGCTAGGGCGAGGAGTGCGATCGTCAGGAGTGCTCGCTTCATGGTCGTCACCTCAGCCACACGTTCGAGCGCGCGCGGCCGTTCTCGAGGGTCATCCGGCTCGGCGCCGAGAGCTGGCTCTCGAGGTCGCCGAAGTTCTGGTTCACGTACGAGTAGCCACCGGCGCTCTCGCTCGAGAGGCCCGCGGCGGGGATGCGGTTCATCGCGAGCGCCACGAGCTCGGCGACCAGGGCCGCGTACTCGGCCGGGAACTCGCCGTCCTCGTAGCCCGCCGTGTAGGTCACCTGGACGCACCGCAGGATCCCGGGGAAGCCGGGGTCGTAGACGATGGTCGCCGGCCCCTCGTCGTCGAGGTCCACGTACCGCGCCGATGAGGCGAGCGCGGTCGCTGACGCGAAGCTCCGGCCAGCATCGGTCGCGATCTTCACCGTGACCGGGTTGTCGTCGTCCTCGATCACCGGCCAGCGGCGCAGCGGGAGCAGCGTCGAGGCGACGCGGCGGCCGGCGCCAAGCCCGAGGTAGGCGCCGAAGTCGGCGCTGCCGCCCGGGTCGCTCGACACGCCGGGGCCGTCGTAGACCTCGACCTGGCGCGCGCGCGCGTAGAGCGAGCACTCGCGCATGACGCGGTCCTCGATCGCTGGCACGAGCGCCTCGAGCTGCTCGGTGGGCGACGCGCCGATGATCGTGGCGACCTGGTCAGCGGTGAGGATTGCCATCACTTCGTCTCGTAGTTCCGTGCCATCCGGTCCACGCCTCGCCAGGGTCGACGCTCGCGCACGCCGGGGTGACCGGCCGTGGTGGTTGTCGACTCCGCCGAGCCGGGCACCGGCGTGGTGCTGCGGCCCGGGGCGCCGCCAGCAGGCGCAACGTCACGCTCGGCCGTGGCCGGTGGTCGCGTGGATTCGTTGCGGTTCTGCATGGCGGGCGCCCCTTCGCTTCCGTCTGTGGTCGGCCTGGATCAGCCGGTGATGCCGCTCAGCACGCACACCGCGTCCGACTGCGCGACCTGGCCGTCGTGGCCCATGGTCCCGCGGATGTAGGTGCTGTTCTGCTTCGCCGCCGCGTGCTCCGACGGGAAGATGTTGAGGTCCTCGCGGGTGCCGGCGTAGTACGCCGCCTTGCCCGCCATGAGGTAGATCGCGGACGGGTCCGACTCCGTCGCGGTTCCCTCGAGCCCCGGCAGCACGATCCCGGGGATGCCCGCCAGGGTGAAGTCCATCGGGCGCACGGTCGGCCCGACGGCGCCCACCGTGGTCATCGGGGTGGTCTCGAGCCGGAAGAACATCGGCCGGCCCACGTCGTCCTCGATGAGCTGGCAGACCTCCTTCATCGACTGGTTCATGACCCACACCAGCCCGTCTTCCATCGGCGACTCGGTCCACTCGTCGCCGAGGGTGTTGAGGGCGCGGATCAGGTGCCGCCAGTTCACGGCGCCGTTGACCGCGACCTCCTTCGAGTAGGAGCCGTTCTCGATGCCGAGCGGCTCACCCGAACCGGTGCCCGCGCCGGTCGCGTACTGCAGGAGCTGCTGCCGCTTCATCTGGCGGCCGATCTCGCGGAAGATCGTCTCCATCAGCGGGCCGTTCGCGTCGCGAATGGTCTCGTTCGGCACGATGATGGAGCCGAAGAGCTCGTTCGCCGTGAGGGTGACGTTCGCGATCGCGATGTCTTCCGGCTCGTGGCTGGCGCCGCGCGTGTGCTTGACGACCGTCGGCGTCGAGCTGGTGAGCTTCGGCCAGCGCACCATCGCCTGGGGCATCGGCACCACCTGGGCGAAGTCCAGAAAGCGCGACATCAGGTAGCGCTGGAGGATGAAGTCGGTCGCGTACGCGGTGATGACGAGGTTCGCGTGCGACGCGTCGCTGATCGTCTTGCTGGTGAGCTTGCCCTCGTCCACGAGCTTCTGGACCTGCTCGGCGAAGGCGCCGTGCTCGATGGCGCGGTTGACCGAGGCGAAGGTCTTCTCGGCCGAGAGCACGCGCACGCGCTTCTGGCCGGTCTCGTCGACCTGCATGCGGAACAGGTCGCCCAGCGCCCGCTTCTCCTCGTACTTCGCGCGGGTCGGGAAGGTCTTCTCCGCTACCCCCTCGGGCAGCAGGTCGGGCCGCACCAGCGCGGCGCCGAGCTTCTCGCTCTTGGCCTTCGCGGCCTCGGCGCTCATGCCGCTCTTGGCGAGCATGTCGGCCATCTGGTCCTGGATGAACTTGACCATCCCCTCGAGGCCGGTGGGGATGTCGTACTCCTTGGCGATCTCGGCGATCGTCCGGTCCGGCATTGCAGTCATGGTGGTTGCTCCCGTCTCTCGGCCGGCGCGTCAAATGCGCACGATGCCGAGGTGCTTCTCGCGTCCCGCGGTGAATCCCGCTCGGAGGACGCGCTCCATCAGCCCCGCGTCCATCGCTGGATTCGGGGGCGCTGCCGCACTGCCGGCGGGTTCGGCGTCCTTGGCGACGGGGGCCGGGTCGGCCGTCGCCTCACTGGACGCGGGGGCGGCCTTGGTGCAGCCGCACGACTTCGTGTTGAGCGCCGATGCCTTGTCCGCTTCGACCTGCTTCCAGATCGTCACGTACGAGTCCTCGACGTAGCGGCGCGTGTCGACGAGGCCCTTGCGCACCTCGGCCGCGAAGCTCGCCATGGTCATCGGGGCGTCGCCCTCGTCTGGCTCAGGGGGCTCGGCGGCGGACTCCATCCGCGCGCAGCACGCCTCCATCGATGCGCACGCCGCGGTGAGCCGCGAGACCGTGGCCTCGAGGATTCCGGCCAGCGCGCCGATCGATCCGGCGAGCGCCGAGAGGCGGGTCTCGAGGGCGGAGGCTTCGGGGTCGGTGAGCTTCTCGCGCCGGCGGAACGCCTCGCGCATCTCCGCCTCGGTGAACGTCTTCCCACCGCCCGCGGGCACCGGCTCGTCACCCTTCGCAGCCGCCGGCTCCGGCTCGCCCGCTTTCTCGGTTGGCTGACCAACCGATTCGGGCGCGGACGACTTGGCCGTCAGGTCGAAGCCGTCATCCTCGACGGCGGACGGCAGCGCCGCGGCGAGCAGCGAGCGGACCCGCTCGGGCGCCTTGTCGGCGGGGACACACCCCACGCAGATCGGGTCCTCGGTGCCAAGGATCGATCGGCGGAACCGCTCGAGCGGCTCACCGTTGCCGAGCTTCTCGCGCGCCAGGTCCAGCACGCGCTTGACGGGCCAGTCCGGCGAGCCCACGAGGCCCGCCCGCTGGATCTCCGCGCCGGGGTTCGCCGGGATGCCGACCGGGCTCCACTCGTAGAGCTCGCTCGTGACGATGTCGATGCCGCTGATCCACCGGCCCGCGTTGCGCGCGGTGAGCTCATCCTCGGTGAGCAGCGAGTCCGCGAGCTGCTTCCACGAAACGATCCGAAAGCCCTGGGAGGCCGCGTTCACGTAGCCGTCGCGGCACAGCGCGAACGCGAGCTCGGCCTCGCCGTGGCCCTGCTCGGCCAGGCTCGCAAACTGCGCCTCCGCCCACGTCACCATGACGCCGTCGGCGCCCTTCTCCTTCTTGAGCTTGATCGTCTTGGCGATCGGGAACGACCACGACTGGTGCCCCCAGAAGACCACCGGGTTCTTCTGGTAGTTCGTGGTGTCGATGCCGCGCTGGCGCACGATGTCGCCGTCGCGGTCGCGGATCTCCTTCGAGATGATGAACCGGAGCACCCGGTCCTCGTTCGAGACGACCTTCACCTCGAAGCCGGCGCTCGACGCGACCGCCTTGTAGATGAGCTGGCCGGTGTGCTTGTCGACGTCGGCCTGCATTGGAATCACGCTCGCCATCACGCCCCCTTCACGACCGCCGCGATGGTGCAGCGGCAGTTGCAAATTTCCCCGGGGCCGGCGCTCGGGTCGCCCGGATACTTGAGCCCGTTCGAGAACTCGCCCTCGACGTCGACCGTCTCGCCGTCGATCCGGTGCGAGTCGCGCACGTGCTCATCGCGCGCGGAGAGCCACATCTTCGACTCGACCAGCCCCTCGTCCTTTGCGTCCTCGAGCACGAGCTGCTGCGAGCGCCCGAACGCCGTGCCGATCTCGGTCCGCGCGATCCGCGCGGCGCGGTAGCCGGGCATGACCGCGTCGGTGTCCTCGGTCTGGTCGGACCACGAGCCGAACACCGTGCGCAGGTCGCGCATGATCTCGGAGGTGGTCTTCTCGTCCGCCACGCCGTCCCGGATCACCGCGGAGAGGAGCTGCGCCGACGTGTCCGTGATGTCCGCGGCGGTCTGGGTGACGTGGGTCTCGAGCCAGGCCGTGACCTTGGGGCTCTCGACGCTCCACGAGAGCCCGAGCTGATTCGCCAGCAGGTCCCCGCCGTCGCTCGCCGCGGTACGCGCGATCGGGCGCAGGGTCTCGGCCAGGTGGTCCCGCTCGCCGGGAATGTCGAACCCGCCAGGCTCGTCCTTCCCCATCTTGAAGACGGCCAGCCACTCGCCCTTGCGCTCGACCTCGGCGAACCAGCGGAGCACCTTCGCGCGCGAGGCGCCGTGGAACTTCGCGCCAAGCGCCTCGATGTGGGGCTCCATCGCGGGCAGCACGCGCGCCGCCTGGGTGCGGAAGAACGAGTCGAGGATCTTGGTAGCGCGCTTGGTGTGGTCGTCCTGGGGCTTGATCTGCTTCGCCCAGAAGTCCGCGCGCTTCTCGTCGGTGTCGAGCTGCTCGGACGTCGGGTGCGTCACCGTGCGCCGGACGACCGGCGCCGGCGGCAGAGCCCGGACCTCGATCGGATCCGTCACGACCGGGAGCGCCGCGATCTGCTTCGCGAGCCAGCCCTGCATCTCGGCCGAGACCGACGGCGCGAGCTCCTTCGCGATCTCCGCCGCGGTGCTCGCCGACACGCGCGCGTTGGCGAGCGGGATGCCGCCCGCGCTCGCGAGAGGCGCCCGCTCGTCGCCTTCGGGGCCTTCGATGGTCGGCTGGCCGACCAGCTTGAGCGACTGGTTCCGTGTGGTGAGCCCGGCCTTGAAGAGCTCGGTGGCCGCGCGCAGCAGCCAGTCCCGGTCGCCCTTGATCGCGCTGTCCCGCTCGAGGCGAAGCCGCACGCCGGTGGGCTGGATCGCGTTCAGCTCGCCGACGATGTCCCGGTTGAGCGCGCCCCACAGGTTCGTGGCGAGCGGCTCGAGGGTCGCGGCGCCGTAGCGATCGACCTCGGTCTCGAGCGTCGCGCGCGCCGGATAGCTCTCGGTGTGGCCGTGCAGCAGCGCCGACGTGCCGAGGATCTCGAACAGGTTGTCCCGGCTCAGGTTGAGCTGCTCGATGAGCTGGAACTGCTCGGCCGAGAAGCCGAGCGTCGACACCGTGGTGCCGTCGGGCACGACGAGCGGGAGCCCCGTCTTGTCGATGCCCTGGTGGTGCAGCATCAGGTTCGCCCAGAACGTGGCGAGTGCCTTCGGCCGCTCCTTCCCGACGGGCAGCTTGGGCGCGAGGATGTAATCGGGGCGTGCGCGGTTATCGATCTCGGCGAGCCGCATTCGCAGCGACTTGTCGGTGATCGACTTCTCCCACAGCGCCGCGCGCAGCGGCGGCCAGCCGTAGAGCCCGCCGACGAGCGAGCGGGTGCGGAATAGCACCACGTCCTCGCGCGCGAAGCCGATCGCCTTCCCGCCAAACCCGTCCGGGTAGTAGTTCACGCCATCGACGGGGCGCACCTTGCCGGCGACGAGCTTCGTGAGGTGCGGCAGAAGCGGCCAGAACTGGAGCTGGCGGCTGTCGTCGTCGCGGACCTTTGCCCACGCGCAGAAGCCCGCCGAGAGCTCCCAGCCCGCGGCGAGCCCGAGCATCTCGGGGCCGGTGTAGAGGCTGTTCGGATCGTCCAGCGCTTCGAGGATGTAGTGATCCTCGATCACCACCGTTTCGCGGGCGCCGCGACGACGGGCCGTGAGGCGCATCGACTGCGCCAGCGTCTCGATCTGGTTGGCCGTGAAGTTGATCGAGCTGAACGCGTGGCCGGTGTTGGCCTTCACGGCCTCGAGCGCGTTCCAGTCGTTCGCCTCGCCAAGCTGCCCACCGCGGGGGGTCGGCATCACCGACGAGAGCGGCGTGTTCGGGATCCGCGCGGTGGCGCTCGAGGTGAGCCGCTCGGCCGCTCGGCCCAGATACGCGAGCGCCGCCCGGGGCAGCGATGCCAGGGCGGCGAGGTCGTCGCGGGCGGTTCGAGTGGCGGGAGCGCGCATGCGCCCCTACCAGTACCGGGGGCGGGGAGCGCTTTCTAGGGGGGACGTAACAGGACGTGTTACGTCCCCAAGGGCCGGCGGATCAGCGCCCGCGGGCCTTTAGGGCGTCGGCGAAGGCGGCCGAGCGAAGCACAATTTCGGCCTCGATCTCGGCCTCCATCGCCTTCTCGTCGGGCGGCGTCATCACGTCGAAGTCGAACGACTGCGCCACCTGGCCGTAGCCGAGCTCGGCCCACTTGTGGACCGCCAGCGCGAGCGCCATGACGCAGTCGTCGTGCAAGCCGCTCGGCGCCGTGTACCGAACGCCGGACGGCAGGTACTGGTAGCCGAACGCGAGCAGCTCGTTCAGGATCGGTCCTTCCGGGTACTGGATCTCCCGCCGCTGGATCGCGCGGCGCAGCCCCTCCATGAGCTGCTGCTTGGATGGGCTCGTGAACTTGTAGCCCTCCACGTTCGGAACCCGCCGCTGGATCATCTCAACTACCGGATCCCCGACGCCCGTCGAGTCGATGAGGGCGGGCTCGCGCACGAGCTCGACGATCCGGTCCTCAGTCTCCTTCCAGGGTCGCTGGAAGCGCTCGAAGCCGCCGCCGCACACCTGCCCCTCGGCGTTCAGTCCGATCATCACCGTCCAGTCCACGGACTTCGCGAGGTCGACACCCCAGGCCACGACCGGCCCGTCACCGAGCGGCCCCTTACAGTCGAGGATCGCGTCCTCGCCGAACGGGTTCCCGCCGTCCGCGGCCGGGACGCCCTCGTACTCCTGCGCGAACACTTCGGGCGGCATGTCGCGGCGAGCGCCGTCCACCTCGGACCGGTCCATGTGGGGGTTCGAGATCGTCGGGAAGTTCCAGCTCATCCACTCCGGGTCGCCGGACTGGCCGCGGGCGTAGAGCGTCGTGAGGTACTGGCGCCCCTTCGGTGTCCCGAGGAACCAGGCATCGCCGCGCAGGTCGGTGAGCGTCGGCCGGATCGCGGCCGTCCACGCCTGCTCGAGGTTCTGGGCGCGGTCGCACTCGTCCACGATCGCGCGGGAGTACTTGCGCCCGCGGCCCGCGTCGGGATCCTCGAGCGACCAGAACTCGACGAGCCCGCGCATCGCCTCGCCGTTCGGTGCGCGTCCGCGTGTCACCAGCTCGATCCGGCGCTCCTGCACACTCACTCGCGACGTGATCGGCGCGAGCATGCGGACGATGTCGTCCCACACCTCGATGATGAACTTGTAGGTCGGCGCGAACCAGGCGACCGGGAAGCCCTGCGCCGCCATCGTGACGGCGCGCTCTTGGCCCAGGATCGTCTTGCCGAAGCGCCGGCCGCAGCGCAGGACCTTAAACCGCGCCGGATGGTCCGCCACCAACTGCTGGTTCGGGTGGAGCCCCGGCACTTCGATCTGCACTCGGCGGGGCGCCGGGCGTGTTGACGTAGCGATGGATCACCTCCACGACGAGGGGCGCGCCGTCGGCGTTGCTCACCTCGAGCGCCTGCTTCTCTCGCCACCCCATTCGCGCCTTCGCCCAGAAGATCATCGCGGCCGTGTTGCCGCGCTTGGCCTGGCTGAACAGCGTCCGGCCGATGGCGTCGTTCGCCTCGATCGAGGCGAGGTCGAGCTCGCGCGCGTAGTGCTTTCGCAGCGTGCCCTCGGCCACGCCGATCACGGCCGCGATGTGCTCGTGCGGCGTGCCGATGCGCGCCAGGGACGTGACCTGACCGCGCGTCTTCCGCGTTGGCTTGTGGGGTGGTCGACCGGCCGGCATGGTTTTCTAGGCCGTCAGAAATTCACCACCGCCAGCCGATCCCCCACCGGGTCCCGCCCCTCGAAGCGCGCCAGCGTCATCTCGGTGAGCGGCCAGAACCGCCCCCAGCGCTGCTCCTCGAGCACAGGCCGCGGGGTCTGCGCCCGCACCGCGTCCAGGATTCGGGGCACATGGGGCCGCGCGGCATAGATCCCGGTCGGCGTGCACAGCGACTCGATCCGCTGGCGAGCGGCGTCGAGGCAGATCACAGCCCCCGAGCGCAGGAAGCGCACGCGGGCGATCACCGGCGCGTCAGGGGTCGCCGGCGGATCGGGCGTCACGATCGGCTCGCTCGCACTCGGGATCGCAGTACTCCGACGTCGCTTGCTCATGGGATCTCCCACACCAGGGGCACTTGGTGAGCCCCACCATCGAGTCCAAAGATACTCCGTACGTGAGGCAGATTTCGCGGAATCTCGCGATCGCCGCCGGGAGGAGCTTCATGTTTTCGTAACGTGAGATCGCCTCGCGATGCACGCCGAGAACGTCCGCGACGGCCCGCTGACTGAGGCCCTCCGCCTTGCGCGCCCGGCGCAGCCGCTCGCCGATCACGCATCCCTCGTTCGCCGCAACTCGATCACCTCGGCTCGCGCGACGGGGGCCGGGGCCGCCTTCGCCTTCCCCACGGGCTTGGGCGCCGGTCGGTGCACCACCGGGCCGAGGTACCGACCCGCCACCGCGATCAGCAGCGCCTCCGCGCGGCCGTCGTGCTTCTCGAGGTGCAGGTCCACGGTTGGGAACCGGCGGCGCGCCGCGGCCAAGCTCTCCTGCTTGGTCGTGACGCCGGCTGCGCGAGAGGTCCGGCGCCGGGCCGCGGTGGTGGGCATCGTGAGCCCTCGCCACTGCTGCGGGGTCATCTCGCGCACCTCGAGCGCGAAGCCGATCGCGATGCCGCGCAGCAGCCCCGCAGCGGCGTGGAGTCGCGCCACCTGGCGAGAGCGGGCCTGGTCGCCCACCATGAAGTCCGGCACCCGCTCGATGGCCACCAGCGTGTCCGGCGGTGCGCTCAGGAACAGCAGGGCGACCGCGTTGCCGTCGATTTCGCGGCGCTCGCCGACCATCACGACGGGCATGTCCTCGCACCAGACGACGCGCTCGCTGTCGTCGAGCAGCGCGATGGCGCCCGAGAGGCCAGGGTCGATGCCGATGGTGTGCATCACGCGTGCGCCTCTGGACCGCGGTGCCCTGGCCACGCCTGGGCCTCCCGGATCGCATCGAGCGCGCGCAGCACCAGCCAGTGAGGAACCGGGAAGTCCCGCTGGGCGCGGCCTGCGGCGCGCAGCACGTCGATGCGCATCTGCACGTCGTCGTCGGGTCCGGTGAACACCACCGTGGTGGTGGGCCCGTCGCCGCGAACCTGAAAGCTCCACTCGGCCTGGTCGTTGGCCTCGATGGACTCGTCGATCTCGAGCTCGTGGTCGGTCATGGTGATCCTCCGGTGATGGCGCGCAGCTTCGACCGCACGTCCGGTGGCGGTGGGACCGCGGTGCGCTCTTCGGCGCGCCGCTTCGCCTCTTCGGCCTCGCGGATCTTGTGCTGCGCCTGGTAGTCGGGTGGCTCGGGCCCGCGGCCTGGGCGCGGTGGTGGCTCGGGCGGCGGTGTCGCTGGCGCCTGCGCTGCGACCAGCGCCTTCCGGATCTTGGCGAAGTGCAGGCCGAAGTCGGCGAGCGTGCCGACCTGGTACCGCCAGCCCTTGAACCGCAAGCCGTCGCCGTGGTCGTGCATGGCCCACGTCAGGGTCTGGCGGATCAGGTCGGCGGCGTGCCCCGCCTGCAGCAGCCGCACGACGTGGCCGGCTTGCTCTTCGCGGGCGAGCGACCACGCATCGTCGGTCGCGGTCGCTGGGTCGGCCGGGTCGACCTTGCGGCGCAGGGGCCGCCAGTCGTCCGCGATGCCGAGCGCGGCCTTGCGGGTCGCGGCGGCCTTGGCGTCGAGGCCCTGGTCCTCCCCTACGTCCACGTCCCGCGCGCGCGCACGCGCGGTAGTGTGTGCGTGTGAAGGTGCTGGTGGTGGTGGCTGTGAAGATGAAGTTGAAGATGACGCTGACGCTGGAGAGCCATCGCCAGGCATGCCTCCAGCCATCCCTTCGGGCATAGCCCCAGCTATGCCCGTGCCATTGCCTGTGCCATTGGCCGTGGCATTGCCTGTGCCATCGTCCGGGCAGTCGTCGGGCATCTGGTGGAGGCCCTGGGCGCGGCCGCGCCACTTCGAGTTGGCCCCCTTCTTCCCCTTCTCGGACGCGATCTCCTTCCGCGCCTTGGCGGCGGCCAGCTCGATCAGCAGCCGCTTCTGGGTGACCTCGGTCGCCGTCACCTCGAAGAACTCGGCGATGCCCGACCAGACGGTCGGCCAGCGATCGGTCGGGACGTGCGCGAGCGCGGCCAGCCGACGCGGCTCCGTGGGCAGCTTCCCGTCGCGGGTCCAGGCCGCCATGAGGAGCATCAGGTACGCGCCGTGCTCCTCGGCGCTGAGGTGTCCGGTGTCCCGGAGATAGTCCCCGATGTAGAGGGGCATGTGGATGTCTACGCCGCCCGCCACGTCAGCCCTCCGCTCGATCGATCACCACTACTGACCACCCGTTCCTGGCGGAAAGACACCAGTTCGCAGGCCAAGAAAAACGAAGCGAGCGGCTCGGCCGGTCCTGCCCCGGCTCGGGCTCTCGGATGCGCTCGTATGCTGCCCCGTGCGCGAACACGGGTCCGGGCACTGCACGCCCGGCGGCTTGTTTCCCGCTGCCCCGAAGGGCTTGGTCGTCCGGTGCGGTCTCCCCGCTACCACCGCCGGTGCCCATCGCCGGCGGTCGCCGCATAGCTGGAAGCCTTCGATCGCCACGTCGATCGCCGTGGCCAGGGATGGCCTCTCTCCGAGTCGCGACTTGCGCGTGTCATCTCGCCACGCCGCGAGCCGCTCGCTTCTGGCACCCCTCGCCGATTTGAACGGCTGTCCGTCGATCGCGTGCGGACCGAGCGTGATCCCGCTTCGCGCGGGTCGCAGGGGCAGACGGCCGGTTACGCCGGCCAGGCGCCGCGGGATCGGCCCGCGGGAATCGGTTGGGTGTCCGGTGGTCACGCGGGCCTCGCGACGATCGAGGACACGTCGACCGCGACCTTGCCCGGCGTCCACGAGAGCGGTTCGAGCCTCGCGCGGATCGTCGCGTTCAACGTGTCGAATGCCTCTTGAAGCCAGTCCGGGACTTCGTCCACGTCGTCGGGGAGCAGGTCATCGTACAGATCGAACGGATCGATCTCGTACGCGTAGACCGGGTCGCAGAACACGAGCCGCAGATCTTCGGGGTCCTCACCCTCCAGCGCTTCGAGCAGGTCGGGCGCGGCGAAGTAGATGTTCTCGGTCACCTCGGAATAGACGGGGGTGCCGTCGTAGGGCCTGCGCTCCCGTCGCGCGTGTCGTTCGTCGGGGGTGGTCAAGCCGGCTCGCTCCCTTCCGCCGACCCCTGCGTCCGGGCCAGCCCATCCGCCGACTTCCACCCGATCCGCAGCCCCGCGCGCGGCGAGTAGATCCCAGCCGCGATGCCCGCCTGCATCCGCGCGCCGTTGCCCTGGTTCTGCCGCGACGAGCGGCGCGACGCGATCTCCGCGACGGCGCCGTTCCGGCCGCAAGCCTCGGCCACCGCGGCGACGTGCGAGCGGTACCGGAAGCCGGTGTCCGGGAGCGCGCCGTTGAACAGGAACGCCCCGTCGAGGCGCCGCATGGGGCCGGCCTCGAGCTCGCACGTCGCGAGGTGCAGGACGTCGAAGAACCACTCCGGCCACATGTCGGCGGTTCGGTGCAGCCGGCGCAGCCGCGGGAACGTGTAGGCGCTCATCGCGACCCCCGATCGCTGGCGACGTGCACCGCGGCGCGGGCGGTCACCTCGTTGGCCGCCACGACGCCGAGCTCGGCGGCTCGGTCCGCCAGGTCGTCGAGCGTGGTGACCCGATCGCGCAGCCGGCGGACGGACTCGCGGCCGGACCACTGCTCGTAGTCGGCGAGCGCCCGGACGTGGGCGGCGTACTCGTCGGCGTAGGTGGTGGTGCTCATGCCGCCACCGCCCTTTCCGCCGCTCGCTCCGCGGCCCGGATCTCCTCGCGGGTGACGCGCGCCACGGGGCGCGTGCGACCTCGACGGTTGACGTAGACCTCGGCCGATCCGTAGATGCGAGCCGCGAAGTCGGCCGCCATCCGAGCCTCGAGCTCGGTGTCGCGGGTGAGGAAGTCGTCGCCGCAGCCGGGCCAGAAGACGAGATAGGTAGCGGGGAAGCGGAACGGAGCTACACTCAGCCCGTCTCCGGAAGTACCGTCTCGGGGCTCGGCGTCCGTCAGGACGTCGAGCCTCTTCTGCTCCTGGCAGGTCACCGGACCACCACCCTTCCCGCCTCGATGTGCAGCCGGACGTCCGCCAACTCCTGCAGCTCGGGCGCGTGCGACACGAAGAGCACCCGGTCCGCACCGGTCAGGTCGGCCGCGCGCCGCAGCATCGCGACGTAGGCGCGGCCGTTGACCGGATCGAGCGCCGCCCCGCTCTCGTCACGCACCAGGGTCGGCCGGTCGATCCCGGCGCGGCGGCACGCCACCATCGAGAGCGCCAGCGCGATCGCCTCGCCGATCACCACCCGCTCGCCGCCGCTGAACGTCTCGGCAGTCCCCTCCCTGCCCTTCTCGGTGTCGAGCACCCGGACGTCGCACGACTCGAGCTCGCGGCCATCGGCCCCCGTGCGGGTCGTGTCGATGGCGATGGTGAAGCGGGGGCCGAACGCCGTGTGCAGCAGGTCATTCGCCATCGCGGTGAGCTCGGGCCCGGCCGCGTCCACCTCGAGCGCCTGGAGCCCGTTCTTCCCGAGGTCGCTCGCCAGCCGGGTCCAGTCGGCGAGCTCGCCGAAGATCACGTCCCGCTCGGCGTCGAGCGCCGCGATCCGACCCGCGGCCGCGCGCGCGTCCTCGAGCGCCTTCTCGGCCACCGCGACACCGGCGTGCGCCTCGCGCGCGGTGCGCTCGAACACCTCCACCCGCGCCCGCGCCGCGTCCAGGTCCGGCGCCTTGGGCGCCTCGCCCGGGTCGGTCGCCGCGGCCTGGTCGCGAAGCTGCCGCGCCTCGGTACCCAGCGCCTCTCCGGCCGCGCGCGCCGCCTCGAGCTGCGGGCGCAGCTCCTCAAGCCGCGCCTCCGCCTGGGCAAGCGGGTCCGCCAGCTTCAGCGTCGGCGCCAGCGCGGCGCGCTCCTGAACCAGCGTCGGCTTCCGATCGGTGAGCGCTGCGGCCTCGCGCTCGAGCGCGTCGAGCTCGGCCTGCGCCTCGGTGCGCACCTGCTCGGCCGTGGGGACGGCGCGCTCGGCACTTCCCACCTCGATCCGAGCGGTTTCGAGGTCCGCCGCGGCGCGCTCCATCTCGCCCGCACGGGACGCCGCCCGCTCGTACTCGGTGACGATGCCGCGCGTGGTTGCGAGCTCGCGCGTCAGCGCCGCCCGCTGCTCTGTCAGGCGCCGGATCTCGGCGGGCACCTCGGCTGCGGCCTTGACCGCTTGGTCGTCGGCGGCGAGCGTCCGGCCGGCGACGAGCGACGCGTTGGCGTCGTCTCGGGCGATTGCCTCGAGCCCGCCCCGGAGCCCCTCGATCCGCCCCTCCGCGGTCGCGAGCGTCTTGCCCCGCGCCGCCTCCAGCTCGGCCTCGACGTCCGCTACCTCCTGTTCGAGGTTGGCCACCCGACCCTGCGCGCCCGGCAGGTTCGCCACCGCGGCGATCACCGCGCCCCGGTCGGCGAGCACCTTCTCCAGCCGCCGCACCGCCTCCTGCGCCGCGGCCAGGTCCATGCGCGCCTTGCCCAGGTCTCGGCCCGCCTGTACCAGTCGATCCCTGGGGGCAGCCTGCCGCGCGCGGATCTCGGCCGCCTGGCCGTCGAGGGCCGCCAGCTCGGCCCCGATCGCGGCGTCACGGGCGACCGCCGCGCGGATCTCGTCGCCGCGCGCCAGCACCGCCTCGTTGTTCGCGACCCGCTTGCCGAGATCGGTGACCCGGTCGCGCTCGGCCGTGGCCTTCGCTTCGAGTTCCGCCGCGCGCCGTCGGAGGTCCGCCGCCTCGAGCCGCTTCCGCTCATGTTCCCGGAGCAGCGCGGTGGCGTCGGCCGCCGCGGCCTCGGCATCGGCGAGCGCCAGGCGAACCCGGCTCAGCTCCTCGTCGGCGCCCGCGGCGGCCTGGCGCCGCATCGCGAGCGTGGTCTCCGCCGCGTCGGGATCCAGCGACCGGCCGCGCTCGTCGGCCAGCCGCGCCTCCGCCGTCGCCAGTCGCGCCTTCGCCTCCCGCACCCGCTCGCGCGCGCCCTCGGCGAGCCGCTCGAGGTGCTCGATCCCGAGGATCCGGAGCAGCACCTTCTTCCGCTCGGTCGGCGACAGGTCGATGAAGCCGCCGCTGCCCTGCGCCGCGAACGTGGACGCGTACAGCACCTCCGGCGCCGGCAGGTGCGACCGGATCCAGGCGTCGGCGTGAGAGACCTTCGCCGAGTCGAGGACCGGGGCGCCGGCCGCGTCGAGGATGACCGTCTCGCCCTTCCCCGAGACCGCGTCCACGAGCTGGCGGATCGTGTAGCGGGCGCCGTTCTCGACGGTGAGCTCCACGAACGCGTCGCGCGCCGTGGCGAGCTTCGCCAGCGTTCCGCGGGTGGGCGCCTCGCGGAACAGACCCGCGGGGAAGAGCTCGAGCAACGTCGACTTGCCGGCGCCGTTCGAGCCCGTGATCGCGACCACACGCGCGTCGTCGCCGAGCGCGTCGAGGTCGACCTCCACCTCGAGGGGGAAGGCCGGGAACCCGGCCGCCTTGAGCTTACGCAGCCGCATGGGAGACCTCGCCTTCCAGCGCGAGCGCGCGACCGATGATCCGGTCACGGTCGGCCTTCTCGGGGAGCTCGCCGCGCGCGGTCCAGTAGGCGGCGAGCTTCTGGTCCAGCGATCCCGCGCTCGCCACCTCGGGCGCGCGCGCCTTGCTGGTGGGGCGAACCACCTCCTCCACCTTCACGGAGACGGCGCCGCCCATCCGGAAGGCTTCCTCGCGCTGGCGAGCGCCGGCCGCTGCGGCGTCGCGGTGCTCCGCGTCGACGGTGTACCGGAGCCGCACCTCGGCGCCAGCGAGGTCGTCCCACCTCCACTCGTTCGCGTTGGTGCAGGCGAGCGCCGCCGTCGCCGGGTTCCACTCGGCGTTCACGAGGAGCATCGGCATCGCGGGTGTGGCGATGCGCCGCCACGCGATCCTGCTGCGGTCGATCTCGGCGAGGACGTACCCCTTCTCTTCCGCCTCGCCGAACGCCGTGCGCCGCGGCGAGCCCGGGTAGATCACCGGGGCGTCGTTTACCGACCACTCCTGCGGCATGTGGATGTGGCCGAGTGCGAAGAGATCGGCGCCGGCCAGCGCCAGGTCCTCAAGCCCGATCTCCATGTCGCAGCCGACGAGCGGTTGGCCGAGCGACGTCCGCGAGCCCCGAACCATCGCGTGAGCGAGCACGATCCGCGGCCCGTCGTGCTGCGCGAGCGTGGTGCCGAACCCACGGAGTACCGCCTGCAACGCATCCCGCGCCGTGGCCTCGCTGCCCTCCCGGTCGGTTTCGCCCGTCAGAGCGAGGAGCTGCGCCTTCCGCGGCCAGGCCAGGCACGCGACCATCGCCCCGCCGACCAGGTAGCAGCGCGCCGCCTCCTCGACGATCACGCTGTGCTTCGTCTTGAGCCGCTCGAGGAACGCAAGATCCCCGAGGGCGTCGTGGTTGCCCCGCACGATCACGACCGGTGCGACGTCGGCCAGGTCCTCGACCCAGTCCGCGACCGCCTCACGCTCGCGAGCGGTGGAGCGACGTTCGAACACGTCGCCCGCGTGGAGGATGAGATCGACGCCGCGCTCGGCGAGGTCGCGCGCGATCCAGCGGTGCAGCCGCGCGCACTCCTCGAACCGCGAGCCTTCGTCGAAGTGACTGTCGGCGATGATGGCGACGCGCATGGCTCAGTACTCCCCTTCCGGGCCAGCGCCCTGCTCGGGGTAGAGCGGCGGCTCGCCGTCGAGCGGAAGGTCGGCCGAGCCCGCGCCACGCCGCTGCGCGATCTCCTGCTGGATCGCCGCAAGCTGCTTCTCGGTGCGGTCGAGGTACTGCTCCTGGACCTTTCCGTCGTCGAGGTCTCGCGCGAGCCGACCGCCCCAGTAGTCGAGGTCTTTGTCGCTCGCCTCGGAGACCATCTTCTTGTCCTTGCCCGGCATGTAGACCCGCGAGGTGTCGATGCCGCCGGCCTGGCGCTGCTGCTGCGGGGGCGGCGGTTGACGCGACCCTCCGTTGCCGCCCGCGGCGGTGCGCGGCGGCTCGGGCTCGGGCTGGTAGTCGTCCTCGTCGAGCGGGACCGCGCCCACGGGCGGCGGCGGAGCCCCGCACCCGTTCCGATCCCCGCCGACGTCGATCACGCGACTCGCCGGCTCAGCCTGCCCGCCGCCGTAGAGCGCCCGCGTGCCGCCGAGGAACGACGCCGCCGTCATCTCACCGAACGTCCGCTTGAGGACCGGATCTTCGGTGCGGCCCGTGAACATCACGCGCGCCATGAGGAAGGGCTTGCTCAAGTCCTCCTTCGGGTACGCGGCCCGAACGCCCATCGAGCGGATCGCGCGGAGCCGGGCCTTCGTCTGCGCGTGCGCCAGGATGTGCAGGCGCATCTCCCGGATCTGGTTCTCGGCCTTCTCTCGACCGAGCCGGCGCTTCGTGCGCTCGTCCATCCCCTCGGCCTCGCGGCCGAGCTTCCGGACGCACCGCTCGACAATCGCCTCGACCTGCGGCGAGCCCTCACGGAGGTCCATCTCCTTCTCGCCGGTGAGCGTCATGATCTGCCCATCAAACGAGCGGTAGTGGCCCACCCACTTGAAGCGGCAGTAGCGGGGGTCGCTGCCGTTATCGAGGCGACCGCTCGCGACGGGATCCGCGGTGATTCCCACGCCCGCCGAGATCCGATCGAGCACGGGACCGCCGAGTCCGCGCTTGCCCATGCCGACGTCGTAGGTCTCGTTCTCGATGTCGACCTGCACCGCCGTGATCGCGACCTCACACCCCTCGGGCAGCGAGCCGCACGCGGTCGCCGGGCTCACCAAGTGCCCCTGCTCCTGCGCCTTGGTCAGCCACTCCGTGACCACCTTGGGATTGCGATACGAACCGACCGCCTGCTCGACACGCGCCACCGCGGTGCTCGTTCGCTGCTGCTGCATGTTTCCACCTGCCATGTCGTGTCTCCCCGGCCGGTGTCTCACGCCGGCCACCGTCTCGTTGTTCGCTGCTCAGATCGCCGCGCTGATCTCCTCGACCTCGAACCGCGCCGAGGTCGTCGTCTCGGGCGCTGCGTGCGCCTCCGGCACCACCGGCGCCTCGGCGACGACCGGCCCCTCGGTGACGTCTTCGCCTTCGATCACACCCGTGACGCGGTCGAAGTGAGCCGCGCACCGCGAGCAGTAGACGTCCATCAGCCGCGCCTTCACGCCCACCTTGATCTCGCCGCGCTCCCAGGTGTAGGTGGCGAGATCAACCCTCGTGGCCTCGATCGTCACCGGCGAGCTCCACGCGTGCCCGCACTTGCAAGCCAGCCGCGCCGCCTCGTTCGTGTTGACCTGAAAAAACGCCATCTCCGCTCCTTCCGGGGGTGCCGCCCCCTTGCGCCTCACGGCGCGTTGATTCGTTCGGATGTGGCCGCGATCGGCCACGGAACGTCGTCGAGAATTGCAACCGGGCCCGACGGCGAGCGGCCGACTTGCTCGCCCTTCATGTTGAGCCAGCACGGCCGACCGTCGCCGAGAACCACGACGACCCGGTCGCCCCGCAGGAACGCGCCTTGCGCGCCGAGCCGTTGCGCGACGATCCGGATCCCGACGGGAACGCCCACGTCGCACGACCACGAGACGACCGCCGGCTTGACCGCGCGGCGACCCTCGAGATCGGGAAAGAGGCTCACGACACCACCCAGAGCGCGAGCCGCGCGGCGATGTCGCCGAGCACCGCCGCGGCGGTGAGCATCGAGAGGAGGCGGGCGAGCGTGGTCATGCCGCGCGGCCCTCGTAGAGATTCCGCAGCCCCGTCGCCAGTGGGTCGTTGCCCCACTCGGCGCCGAGGTGCTTGCAGAGATCAACGAACGCGCGGGTACAGGCCACCCACTCGCGAGAGCGGAGGAACTCGACCATCTCAATCGGCTCGTAAGAGAACCGACCCGAGTCGTCCGCGAGCCCGCACACGGCGAGCAAATGGAGCCCGCCCTCAATGCCACCCATGCGAGCCACGGCGGCGCACGTCGCCATCTGCCGCACCCGTCCCGGCATTCGCCATCCGTCACGGATGGCAACCTCTCGCCCGTCCGGTCCGGTGATCACCAGGTCCGCGTCATCGCGCGGCTCGTCGTCGCGCACGAACTGGATGTCACCACCGGCAGCGGCCCAGCTCTCGAACTGACGCTGGATCTCGGCTTCCCTGTTCGTTTTCATGCACTCCTCAAGGCGCGCGTCTCGATGAGCGGCGCCAGGCTCGGGTCCGCCTTCACCAGCAACCGCGCCAGCCGCGAACTCAGGCTGTTGTTGAGCGCCCAGCGCTCGTCGGTCCGCACCGCGAGCAGCCGCTCCACCCGCGCCCGCTCGAACAGGTACTTCGCCGAGATCCGCCGCGCGCCCGCGTCGCGGAGCTGCTGCGCGTGCCGGAGCATCCACAGCACCAGCGGACGGTTCGCGGCGAAGAACGCCTCGGCGCGGTCCTGGATACTCGGGTCCGGCGGCGCCAGCGGCGGCAGCACCAGGTCGAGCGCAAGCTGGTCAGCCACGGGCAACCTCCCACTCCCCACCCATGACCCGCGTCACGAGCGCCGCGAGCAGAACGTGCCCGGCGAAGCTCGACCGCGCGACCGACCACCCGCGAGCGCGGCGACGTCGGCGCCGGAGATCCTCGGCGTGCGCGTCCTTCTCGCCCTCGCGTACCGCGACCCGCTCGGCGATATCCCCGCGTAGCGCGTCCAGCGGCAGCCCGAGCGCCGCGGCGCACCACGCGATGCCGCACGCGTCCTCGTCGTCGGCCGCGCGCAGCCACGCGAGCGCCTCGGTGCGGTACGCCCGCACCCGCGCCCGCCGGTCGGCCAGGTCCTCGACGGCGCGGTAGACGATCGCCCGTGCGAGGTCCGCGGCGTCGTCCGGCGTCGCGGTCCAGGGCTGAGCCACGTACGCCGCGGCGCGGAAGTCGAGATCCGCGTCCGTCGGCTCGGCGATCGGCGCCGGGGCGTCGTCCCAGGGGAAGAGGGCGAGAGCGTTCACCTAGGCGGCCTCCTGGTGCAACCGCGGCCGATGTGCCGCCTGGCGCGCGATGCCGAGTCGGTCCATGCGCCGGCACACGGTCCGCGCCGACACCGCCAGCCGCACCGCCAGCCGCTCCGTCGAGCGCTCGCACGCCTCGTACTCGGCCGCGAGTAGCGCCGCGCTCGCGAGGATCTCGGCCGCCGAGGGGACGTAGACCGACTTCCGCGGCGCCGTCAGCACCATCCACCGATGAAGGCCCGCGAAGTCGCGCCAGCCCACGATTTCGTGCGCCACGTCCCAGGCGGGAGAGTCGACCCAGGCGATGGCCCACGCCTCGCCGCGCTCCGCAGCGTCCGTCGCCTCCTTGATCTCGGCGGCCGTGACGGCGCGCGCGTCGAGACCCTCGCGGGCGAGGGCGCCCGAGCGAAGGGTGGCGAGGAGGCTGAGCCAGTCGGGGGTCATGCGGCGCTCCGATACGAAGCCCCGTCGTTCGAGCCGCTACGTACGGCCCACGCCCCCAGGTGGTGCGCCCCACACAACGGGTTCGCGGCATGCACCCGCGACCACCGCGCCTCGACGGCCTTCCGGGCCGATTCGCTGCGCTGCTCGGGGGTGAGTTTGGCGGCGCGGGCCTTGCCGCCCTTGCGGCCGGCGTCGGCGATGGAAACGACCTTGCTGCGTGGCGAATCCGTGCCCGTCGGAGGTTCCGGCTCGGGCTGGCGGTTGGCCCACCGCGCCGCAGCAGCCTTGCGAGCGATCTCGCGGCGACGCTTCGCGCTGAGCTTCTCGGCGCGGCGCTCGCCACCCTTTCGCCCGAGAAGCGCAGCCGCTTGGCTACGCGCTTCGGCGATTTCTTGCTCGGTCATCATGGCGCCAAGCATGGCACCATTGCGCCAAGCATGTCAAGCGGGTTCGTATCGCCGGAGTAAAAACGCCCCCGGCCGAAGCCGAGGGCGCGGGGATCGCGGTAGCGGAACGCTACAGCGCGGCGAGGATCGCGCGCGCGGCGATGGCGTGCCCGCGCGGGCTCAGGTGGATCGGATCGTTCGGGAGGTAGAGCGTGCCGCGCGGCTCGGCGCGGAAGCGGGCGAGGAGATCCACGACGCGAACGCCGGCCGCATCTGCCATCTCGGCGGCCTCGGGGCTTGTGCCCTCGCCCGGTCGGTCGAGCTGCAACTCCGACGGAACGAGAACCGCGACGGCGGGGCGACCACCACGCGCGGCCTGCATCACCAGCGCGGTCCACGCATCGGACCATTCGCCGCGCCAGTTGAGCGGTGGCGGATTCGCCTCGACCTCGCGCCGATACTCGGCCGCCTTGCGCAGCGCCACGACGTACCGCGCCGCCCACACCAGCCCGATCGGGCTCGGCTGGATGGCGTCAAGGATGGGCTCTTGGTGTTCGTAGTACGCGGACCACTCCAGCATCTGCGACAGCTTCACCGTGTCGTTCGTGCAGAACACGACCACGACTTCGGTGGGCGCGAAGATCGGGTCGAGCCGTTCGAGGTAGCGCCGCTCCTGCCACGTCTGGTAGCCGGTCACGGAGGCGTTCATCACCTGCCAACCTTTCCCGAGCTGACGCTCCGCTACTCGCGCCATCGTCTCGGGTTCAGGCACGTGGACGCCGAACCCAACCGAGTCGCCCATCATCAACACGCGGTGCGGCGCGATCGGATCGATCTCGGGGCCGCGAAGTCCGACCGCGTTGATCGGGCCAGACTCGAACGCGGCGCTTGTCCCCGGTCGCGGGCGGAAAAGGATCTCCGGGTCCGCGTCCCACGTCATCACGTCCTCGTGGAGCGTGCTCGTCGGGTCGAAGTGAACCCACAACCGCGCCACCGGTTCGAGCACCGCAAGCGCCACCACCAGCGAAAACGCGATCTTCTTCACGCCATCACCTCCTCACCCATCGCCTCGACCATCCTAGCCGCAAGGGATTAGCCGATAATGTGGCCCGGCGTGCGGGTGTACGCTAGGGGTTGTGGCCGGGCGGGCGCGGCAGCGCGGCGTCACGATCGGCCGCGTCCAGCAAGATCAGCCGCGCCGCGATGGACACGGGCACGCCGAGCCGGTCCGCGTAGGCGCGCACCTTCGCGGCCTCGGCGCTGGTGAGCCGGACGAATAGCGCCTTCGGGCGCGTCCGCTTCGGAGCCTGTTTTCGCGTGGGTTTCGTCGCCATGCGCGCATGATAGCACGTCGCGGGAAATTATTTCACGCCACCACTTGACAGTGGCTAGCCACGGAAGTAGTATCAGTGCCACCAACGCAGCACACACCACGGAGCCGCCACGATGAACGCCGCCGCCACCGAATACAGCCACCCCTTCGAACGAGCCGGGCTTGGCGCCGCCCCGTATCGCCTGGTCGGCATCCGCGAGGCGCTTTTCGTGGCACACCCCGGAGCCCCCGCGAAGCCGGGCGCGTCGTGCGACTATTGCGGCACGGCGATCGTTGACGTCTTCATGCTGCGCGCCGCCGACGGTCGCGAGTTCAAGGTCGGCTGCGATTGCGTCGAGAAGGCGAGCCGAAAGGGCGACCGCATCCTGACCGACGTCCAGAAGGCCGTGCGCGAAGTGCGTCGCGAGCGTGCCGCCGCGAAGGCCGACGAGAAGATCGCCGCCGCCGTGGCCGCCCTGATCTTCGACGACGCGACCCGCGCCCGCGTCGAGGCGCAGCCCCACCCGCGCGGCTTCGTCGATCGCGAGACGGGCCGTCCGCTGACGCTGCTCGATTGGGCGGCGTGGATGTTCACCAACGCCGGCCGCGCCGGGCGGCTTGAGGTGGCGAAGGTCGTCACCGCCTGACCCCTCCTGACGAGGCCGGGTCGCCCCCGGCCGAAACCCCGCGAGGGGTCGAGGGAAGCGAAGCCGAAAGGGACCGACGATGAAAACCGCCCCGTTCTACATGCCGATCGACCCCGCCCGCGACGGTGAGCCCTGCATGATCCTCTCGTGCCTGGCGACGATCGATGGACGTATCTGGATCGGTGAGAACGCCCGCGAGCGCGCCGCGTCCGGTACCCGCTCGCTCGGAACGCGATGGATCGAGGACGTCGGCCCCGTGACGAAGAAGGCGTGGGCTGCAGCCGAGCGTGTGGTCGAGGAACGCAACCGCTACACGATCTACATCCCCGAATCGAAGTAACCGAGGTCTGCCATGCAAAAGCCCCGACAGTCCGTCATCACCGTGATCCTGCCGTACCTGATCGCCCACCACGCCCGGCGCCCGGTCCTCGTGCGCGGCGTCGCGGTCCCGTCGAAGGGCCGCCCCGTCGCGACCACCCGGCACGCCAAGGCGATGCGGGGGACGGTGTGATGATCGAGCT